TCGCCCTTTCATAAGGATTTTATTATCCCTTTTTGTGCCCCCACAAGTGGCGAAAAGGCGAAGTTTATCAACTAATCAAGAATTAGAGCTCAGGACAGGTGATTATTCCGATATTAGTTACCTCAGACCCCTGTGCTAGCCACACTTCCCTCCCAGCCTCCAGCAAAAGCAACCTCTCTAAACGCTCCACGATACATGTAGCGTCTTTTCTTGTCATGAATCCAGTTGTCCAGAACGGTGTTCAGCGCTTCCCTGGTTTTTCGGGTGATGAAGTGGTCTGCCGAAACTACATAGTAGGCAGTGTCAGCATTGGTGTAGTCGTTGTAAGCACTATCCAGCCAAGCTGATTGGTAAAGCTTCAAGTCTGGGTAAACCATGGAAACATAACTGAGATCGTTCTCGGCCGAAACCGGCTTCAATTCGCACTTCAACTGTTCTGTGGCCGTTGGGAATAAAGCAGGAGGAAACAAAGCGGCTGTCGGGGTATGCTGCCCCAATCTGCCTCTTTGGTTCTTCTGAATGAACAGAGTCCTCTGTAGTGTCTTAAAACCCGTGTAGCTGAAAGCAACCGACTCCAAGTTGTCAATGGTGTCGCCGTTCAGATTCTTGTGGGCCGCTGACCAGAGATAAGCCCCATCGGGTGTAGTGATTTTATCGAAACCATCACCATACACGCCGATAGCATTCTCGTCCCTGGTATTTCTGGCCTCTTTGCCCATTGTCTCAACCGCCCTTTGAACCAAATCAAACTTTTGGTCGTCAAAGTAACTTTTGGGAATAGGCAAGTCCTGATACCAGTCATCCACCGCTTGGGTGGTCTTGTTGCCGGTTCTGGCTGAAGTTTCCTCCACATCCTCCGATTCCGAATGCTTGTTCCACTTGCCTGGTCCCGCAAACTCCTCAAAAATATATGCTGAACCCGAAATACCGGCTATTTTGAATAAGTCGGCGGTTTCGGCAGTGGCTACGCCTTCTGACGGTCTGATAGAGAATCTTGACGTTAAGATTTCATCCAACGCAGTTTTGGTTGAGTTGGGTGAACTCCCCGTAGTTAATCCTGGCATTATAAGTAAGGAGCGTGTTCGGTGACCATCAAGTGAGGAATTACATCAAGAGTGCCCATTTTGACATCTCCTGCGATAATCCTTAAGCCATTGACATTCGGGTCATCAGCGAGATTCTCATCAATCGTGAATGCTCCCGAAGCCACATTGAACAGGACATTATTGTTGTAGTAGAGTAGCAAGTTAGCCGCTGTCAAATTGCCAGCAGTGTTTGCCTTACCTCTTAATACAGTGCCGGTAATCAGGGTGACAACCTTCACTTCTCCGTCTGCCATTGAAGTGTCGGTTGATTCAGCGTCAATGATGCCTAAAAAGACGTCTGTCCCCAATGCCGGGTCGCCGTCCTCAATCAACGTCGCTTGGTGTCCGTCAGGGCAGTCCTTGACCGGTTCGCCCGGCTTCATAGTGGCTGACCTTGAGGGTTCGGTAGTCCAATCGGAAGTCTGGTAGATTCTGACTGTTCCTGGATTCTTTACAACCTTAATATCGTCTTGAATCATATAACACGCATAATTAAGTTGTTAATCTGCTGGCCAATTTTCGCTCACGACTATCACAGCAGAACTTATCTGATGGTCTTTTCTACCTTATCCGGCTTATAGACCCTGATAATTTTGCCATCTTTGTCCTTTTTGACATAGGCTTCCTTGTCAGCATCCCAGACGAGGCCGGCTAATTTAAGCATGGCGTCGTCTTCCGGAGAAGTAGCAGGGGCTTTCTTCTTTTCAATAGGCTTCTGTCCGCCTCCCCCGCCTCCCTGGCTCGGTTGAGCCTTGTTAGCACGGGCTAATTCAGAAAGAGTTATACCTAACTTGTTGATTTGCTCAACAAGAGGAGCGTTGCTCTCCTGAACCATTTGGCGGACTTGCTCTACTGAAAAGCCTTCAGCCTCTTCGGGCAATTCCCATCCCTCTTCTTCAGCTTTTTTTCTGAGCTTACCAATCCAATAACGCTGTTGCTCTATCTCTTTGGATTGTCTTTTAAGAAGAGTATCCTTTTCTTCTATTTGCTTTTTAAGTTCTGCCGATTGGTCAGCAGTGCCTTCATCGCTTTTGGGAGTTTCGGGTTTTTGCCCTTTATCCTCCTTGGGCGTTTCCGGACTTTCTGGTGTCTCCTCTGCGGGAGTGTCGCCAGCACCTTCTTGTTTGACTTCTTCAGTCATATTTTTTTCCTATTTTTGGCATAGGTTGCCGTTTTACTTCTTAGCTTAGTCTTAGGCGTAAGTAGCCCGACCTTTGAGCCTGAATGGCTCTTCAGAAGGTATTTTCCCTCTAAGGAGACATCCAAGCTATAACTTGGTAATGTCTTCTATTGTTTTTTCTATAACTTCCAATGTGTAAAGTGAACATTTTCCCGCCAAAATGTCGTCATCCGTCCTACCCCGCTCATACATCCTAACATTACAGGCGTATTTCACCTCATTGCTCAGCAACTTCCACAGGCTTGAATTGTGGAACTTCTCGGCATCCTCTTTCAGCCCGTCAATCGTTTCTTGATCCAGCTTCTCGCCTCTGATAGAAGCCCCTTTCTCGTTTATCTCAAGCACATTCTCTTGGCTGATGGTATTGAAGAGGTTTTTTACGAGAAATCTTATCCACCTGCGCTGTAAAAAGTTTTTGAGGCTTGACATTTATTTCTTTTTCTTTTTCCCGCCCATTTTCTTGGCGGGTTTCTTGGCTTTCTTCTCTTCGTCAAAGAAGCCGATGTATTTAGGAGTTCTCTCAATTTCCTCGTTAGAACCCTCCACCCAAGCGGGGGTGAGCTTTTTATACTCTTCCACCAATTTAACTTGGTCATCGCCCGCCACCTGTTTGGCTCGTAGATATTTTTCTTTTGATAGGATTGCTATTGCGCTCATATTATTTGTTTAAGTTATTTACTCCGACCTTTATTCGCGTAGCAAGGTTTCAACACCCACTCGTTTGATAGGCCCTGCCTGCGATGCTCCCTGTGGTTTGGAAGCCATTAACTGGTTGATTATATTCTGTTTATCCTTGGGAAGATATTTTTCAGATTCTCCTTTGGCTATGGGCTCTAACAGGAAATCCCTGGTTACAGCTATCAAGGCATCTGGGTCAGACCTAATGACTGGACTGGCAATAAGACGATCATAATTTTCAAGTTTTAAGAGCTTCTCAAACCTCTCGTTCTTCGGCATCCAGGCCTCTGGCTCAATCTCAATCAGGAAGTTCAACCGGCTGAAGAGAACTGGATTGACTTTGGTAAGTTTGGCATCCTTGCCCTGTTGCTTTTTAATCTTGAAACTCTCCCGTTTTCTTTCCTTTTCCGACATATTCCTATTTATTAGCCCGCCGTCAAACACAATCTTTTCGGTAAGCTTTTTGCCGTCTTTGGTCTTGTTGGACAGTAAGAAGTTCCGGTAAGTCATTTTGGTTGTCCCCCCGCTTGTTTCCTCCAAATGCCCGATGCTCTGGTAGGTAACGATGTCATCCACCACCAACTCGCCAATGTGAGCCACCATTTGAATTATCATCCGGCCGATTATGCCCAAGTTCACTCTGGCGTTCTGCTCTATTTTGGCTACTTGATAGGCGGTCATATTCCTGTCCTCTACCTGTCCGCCCCTCTGCTCGGATTGGGAGCTCTGGGCTTCATCCCTTTCTATGTTGGCTATGGCGTTCCAACCCGCCGCCAAGTTTCTGCCTTTGTTAATCTGTTCCACTCTGGCTTCTTTGGTAAAGTTGGTCACGGCACCGGGAAATATAATACGGCTGTCTAATTTGCCCGTGCCAAACCCCGCTAAACCGCCCATCACCTCCATTAAGGTTCCGTCCATTTGCATTCGCCACATCTGGTCGCCCGACTCCTGCTCATTAGCCAGTTTGGCCGCCAACGACTTGTAAGCCCAGAATCTCTTTTCATCTATGGGTTCGGCTCCCAGCTTCACATAGCAGTATTTGGGCCTGTTCTTGTTATCCCGGTGCCTGATAGGGTTGGCTTTGACATTGGTATCGCCCAGATAAATGCCGTTGACATAAGGGACTTCCAAATCTTCCTGGCGGTTGTGGTAGATAACTTCCTCTCCCAAAGTCATTAAGTCCTCGTCAAACTGCTCGTAAAACATCCCGTCATTGGAGTTGTAAAGAGCTTTAATGCCCGGACTGATATATTTCCAGTTGGCATGCTTGCCATATTTGGCTTTCAGCTCATCATAGTCTACCAATCGTTTCCTTATTAAAAACCTCTGCCTTTGCAAATGAAATTCGTAAGGGTTGGCAATTAGAATCTCATCCGCTGGCACATTATGTATTTGAAAGCCCGACAAAACCTTATCTAAAACCTCCTCGGTGGTTATCTCGCCATTGTTCTGTCTGACCTTAATCGTCTGGAATACCTCGGCATAATCCACATGGACATAAGCCACAGGATTTACCAGAGCCGCCAGAACCCCATAAAGGAAAGTCATCTCGTAATCGGAGTGTTTGATGTTCCACTCCACCAACTCCCGCATGACATAGGCCATCTTCTTGTCTTCCTCATCCTCGTCCGACTGGGCGAAAATGCCAGGATAGCTCATACCCGAAACCAAATGGGCGCAAACTGACAGCACCTTATTGCGGGTGGTCGGCCTGACTCCGTTCCATTGCCATTTCTTGGTCGGGTCTTCCGTTTTGGGCGGGACATAAATGTTGAAGGCCTTTTGGTCGGCATCCATTCTTTGGAGCAAGCTCATATCGTTGAACTCCTTGAAGGGGCGATGAAGTATGTCGTAGCCGATTTGGTAATCTTGTCTGATTTTCAAAGTTAAATCTTCCACTGCTTTGGGCGGATGATATTCTGACACAGGCAAATTTATTTTCTCTACGCCATTTTGGTCTGTAGTTGTCGGCAATATGCCTATCATTAAAATAAAACGAGTCGTCAAATTTCCAAAATTAAAAACATTTTGAAAAATTAACGACTCGCAGTTTTTCTGTAGAGTCAGTTATATTTAATTCTTATTTAATTATAATGAAGCCAAGCTATCTTGTCAAATGTTTTCGCTTTTAAGAGGGATTTCGGGTTTTTCCCCCAAGTTATTCACAGTTTGACTTTTCTTCTCGTTGCCGAATAAAATGCTTTCTGTCACCTTTTCCACCCTGATGGGCTTGGCATCTTTGGTAAACAAAAGACATCTACCATAGGGCATTTTATTTCTAATGAACATTATCAAGTCATATTCCTTTCTATCAATTTTCAGGATGATGGTTTTTTTTATTTGGATGCTCATTTCTTAATTTCCTCAACATATTTATTCTCCTCCACATAACCGTAGCCCTTGTCTGGTATTTTGGTTTCGGGGCAAGTCTTTTTGTGTGTTTCCCTAATTCTATCCATCTGCTCTTTTGCCCAAGTGTCTATACCCTTTCTTCTTGCCCATTCCACTTTTTTGTGCCAGTAATGAGTTCTCCTTGACCAACAGCCCAAAGAAAAATCCTTAATCAGTTCAAATATGGGAAGTGCCGGCAGGATAAAAATGGTTTTCTGAAACACGAAATAGACTATTTCCTTTATCCAGCCGAGCCACCAGGGAAGTTGAGAAAATATCTCCATTCCCATTCCCTGCTCTGCTCCAACCGATATTCCGCTGACCACCAAAGTGTAGGTTATGACATTCTTGGCTTTTGACCAGAATAAGCCGAAAACCGAGTTGCCTTCCGAAACTATCTGTTCAAAAGCGATGTATTTATTTATGAACCAATCTAATTTCACCTTTTTTGTCCCACGTCCCAATCAGGGACGGAAGTAGTTGATTCTTCGTCTAATTCTTCCAAATTGGCGAAAGTCAAAGCGAAAGCATCGGCGTGGTCAAGCTCATGTATCCCTTCTTTGGCCAAATCCTGCTTTGATTTTATTCTTATCTTTCTGTCCGATTGGACTTTGTATTTAATGTGCAACAATTCTTCCCAACCCGAATGCTTTACCAATTTCCCGCCAGAGGCCAGCCATTCTTTGGCCCGCCAATACATCTGCGCCCTTCTGTCGGCAAAATCTTCTTCGTTCTGAGGCTTCTCGCCAAAGGCTACTCCCACCACTTTCATTCCCATAATCTCTACCAATCTATTGTATGCCCCCTGCCCCGGGCCGAGCCTGTCTATAGAAATATCCTTCGGGGAAATATCCTCCTCTTTTGCTGTTTTGTCTATACTTCCCACAAAGGCCATTGTTTCCGAACTTCTGGCTGAATAAGTTATCTTGGCAGCGTTCATTCCCCGGAGGCAACTAACAGTTCTTGCTTTCCCTGCCCCGACATCATTGCCGAGTTTTCTTGTGCCAAAGATGTCTACCTTTTCCACATAAGACAAATCCAAATCCTTTTCGGTGAACAGGGACATCCAGCCTTTAGAGTCAATGGATTCTTCCTCTGGATGCTTGCACTCATAAAGAATATCAAAAAACGCCTCTTTTCTCATTTCAGCGATAAATTCTTCGGTAATCCTACCTTCCCTGATGCCTTGCCTGTAATCTATGGAAATATGGTGGTAAAGCGGGTCCCGCCAAGTCCTCAAGCCGTGATTTCTCCTGAATGGATTGCCTATTTCAAGCAGGAAGTTGTCCTTATGTCCACCCAGCATTCTCTTGACTCCGGCATATTGCGGGTCGGAAACAAGGTAATTTTCGTCCAAGATGATGTTTCTCGCCCCCCAGCCCATTAGAGCATCCAAAACATCCTTCACCCGCTTGCCTTCGGTAGATACGATGAACACTCCTCCGATTTCATTCTCGCCCAACCGGAAAGTCAGCTTATTTTTCCTTCTTTCTCGCCTGATTCTTTCCAAACTTTCATCCCGGCCTATTCGAAACATTGCTTTAGTAGCATCATTGTCAAAGATATGCCCGATGATATAACCCATAACGATGCCCGCTTTCTTGTTGGAAGGCGCCACTATCGCCCACATTTCGGGGAAGGTGGTTATTCTAGTTAAAACCCCCAATGCACAAACATCACTCTTGCCAAATTGGGTATAACTCAAAATCTGGGTTCTGGGATATTTCCGATAAAAGATAATGTCAAATATCTCATTCTGCCCCGGGGTCAGCAGAAACGGCTCCCCCCTCTCGTTCTGGTATCTGCCCTTGACCAGATTGTAGGTTATCGGGTTGTAATACATTGATTTCCAAAAGTTTTCTGGTGGTTAAAACTAATTCCCTAATTTGCTTTTCTTCTATTTCCGCTTTCATATCAATCGGCTGGGTTGGCTTGCCGTATCTTCTGTCCATAAAATCCCTGAAGTAATTGTAATTTCCCTTCAGTGCCTCAACCACTCCTTTAATTACCATATCTATTTCCGGGTCTTTTACTGGCAGTTTCTTTTCTTTGACTATCCTTTTTATAGCTTGCTCGAATATAGTGTCAAACTGCTTATATCCTGGTTCTGGGCCAGTTGGATTGCCCGAAACCCCAGGAATAAACCTTCCCTTCTCATCTCTTTGGATTTCCTGTTTCTTTCCTGTGTTAGCAGGTTTCACAGCTTCTTGGCTATTTTGTTTGTTAGTGATTGCCATCTATTTATTATTATTTCAACATAACGATTATCAATTTCTGCCATAAAGCACCTTCTGTTTAATTGCTCGCAGGCGATTAGGGTGCTTCCTGAACCACCGAAGAGGTCTAATACTACCTGTTCTCTCTTGCTACTATTTTTTATTGCCCGCTCGCATAATTCAAGTGGTTTTTGGATAGGATGTTCTTTTGAACTTTTGGGTCTATCTATTTCCCAAACACTCTTTTCATTTTTCCCATAAAAATTATGTTTTCCTTTCCAGCCATATAAAATACATTCGTGAATATAACTATAATCCAACCTTCCCATTGAAAATACTGCCACATCTTTTTTCCAAATTATTTGGTGTCGGCATTT